GCCACCCTCACCGGTACAGGTCGCGCTAATTATACTCATACCTGCCGAAAGCAATTCCCACGTGTACACACTGCCATTTACGGCTACACATCTATACACTTCGTGAGTAGGGGAGAGCATATCCATACCCAAGACACCTACCGCACCCTCGGTAGCGGTATTAGGTGCACCTTGTAACTCTATACACGCGACTTGCTTGGTATCTACACCATTTATGTTAAATTCTTTCACATAGTGCATCGTATACACCTTCACCTTTCACTTTATTAAAGAGCATCTACCTTTTCCTTCAACTCAGCAACATCTCGTTGCAATGTTTCAAGAGTATTGTATATCTCGTCTTTAGTAATATCATTTGATATAATCGCAAACAAATTCTGTTTTTGCTCTGCCGATAGAGCATCGTATTCTGCCTGTTCTCCGACAAAGAATTTCAACTTACTACCGTTGATTGTAATAAGTGCCGTAGCACTTCCTCTTGATTCGTTAAGCAACTCTAATATCTGAGCATACACATCTTCTAGCGGGGCAGAGGGGATTCCGTCCTCGTCTAAGATGCTAGGCTTACAATGGACGATTGCCGGGGTACTCGTTGAAAGATTACCTGCAAAAACACCTACCCACATAACTTTAGAATTTGAGATAATAGGCATCGGACACTCATTTCCCTCGAAAACCACATCCGTATACTCACCATTCGTTCTAAAACGAGCCGTTTTAACGAAATGTTCGTTCCATTCCTCGTCAAACAAGAAATCAATGATATAATCACTGTTCCCACAAACGACAGGTAATTCGGAAAGACAAGTGGCTATCTTATTACTAATCTGTATCGTTATTCTCTGTGCCATAGCCACTACCCTCCTCTATCTCGGGATTCTGCACTCTCGCCATTTCGAGAGATTTCTTTTCCTGTTCCTCGTAATACTCCATACTCATCTGATAAGCACTCTCCGGGTCAGTAAACGCACCACTCGTAGCAAATGCAAGACGAGGATGAATTTTATTCTGTTGAAGCATTGCTACAAGAACCTGTGCTTTGCTCTGAATATTCTCGTAATTCCTGCGCGTGAACTGCATCGATATATTCTTGAGCTTCAAGTTATAAATATCAGCACTCAATCCCTCGGTATCACGAAGTATTCTCAATACGAGCTTTAATACCTCGTATTCCGACTTCTTGAACATCAACTCACTGTCTTTAGCTCTAGACTCGGCTAAAGTCCAACCATCTCTCATAATTACCGCGGCACCGGTATCACTCGTAGATGAGCCACCATTTCGGTTAGGCATACCACAGATTGTCAACACTGTCTGATACAGATAATCAACAAGTGTCTGTGTCTGTACCTGATTGAGTTCCTGAGTTACAATCGACACATCTGCCGATGCTCCGTCTACCGACTTAACCTTGATTGCACCGAGGTCTTTGAGAGCCTTAAACTGTTCTTCGTCTATATCACAGTTTACAAACTTAACGAAAGCCTGTATAAACTGCTCTACACCATCCATTCTGTTGGATGCTACGTTGTTGATAGCATCGAGCATAGGAAGCACAATCTCAAACGCACCGAGCCTTGCGTTGTTAGCAGGGTACTCGAATATCGGTATCATACCGAGTGCGTGTGCCTTACTCTCGACAATCTTATCTCCTTTGAGCTTCCAATACCAATTAGCAGAATAAACCGAACAAATACGATTATTCTCACTATCAACTCTATATTTAACTGCGAATATCGGCTTATTACCGACTTCACAGGAATAAACTACGAATGTATCACGAGGGTCAAGGGTGAATATCTCAAAAGGAGCATCGTCTTCCTCGTTCGAAACATCGGGAAGAACCAATCTGTAGGCAGTACCACAAATCATCTGCCACTCAACTACCTCTTTATCCTGTGTAGCCTTGTTCTCGCTAAACATCATTTCGTTAAGTTCGGCAATCGCACGTGACACACTCTCGTCACCATTTCTACCTACATACTGTATAGGCTCACCACAAAGGTAGCCAACCTTAAACGAAACAATCTCATTCGCTCTGTTCTCAACGATTTTATTGCAAATCTCCGGGCGAACGGTTTTCACGCGCTGCAAGATAGGTTGTTTGCCACGATAGTAATTCCACAGATATTCAATTTCTCCACGGTTAAGGTTATGTGTGTTAAATGCTTTATTAAGCTCGTCTACAATATTCGCATTTGTAATCTCGGTTGCATCTGTAGTAATCACTCTACGACCATACATCTCCATCTTAAATCCCTCCTTTGCGATAAAATAAAAAGGTGCGGTGACTCATTGAGGATTCTATACCTCTGCGAATCATCGCACCCTTAAAACAAAAAACAAACCATATATTCAATTACTTCGTATTCAAATAGGGGAGAAATTCTATGAATACTATTTTACATATACATTATAACATATTGAAAAAGGCTTGTCAATAGAAAAACACTACATATTGTAATTTAATTTAAGAAAAATACTATATATTGTGTTTAGAATGGTCTTTGGAACACACTTACCTTGTTTCCTTCTAGTGATTGAGCGAACTCTGATAACTGCGCAAACACATCCGGTATATCATCGTTCTTATTCTTACCCGCCATAGTGTAAGTACAGAGCTGATTGAGTGCCTTTTTGTACTCTTTATCGTTTATAACCGAATCGTCTAGGAATAAACAATGTTCTTTTACCCACGGTGAATTTACAATGATTTTCGTTTCTTTATTGGCAGTAGTGTATTTTGTTGTAATCTTTGTGTGACCACCTTTGGCTTTCACTTGTTCCTGTACCTTTTGTGCTACTCTACCTCCCGCGCTATTACTCTCGAAACGGCTCATCTGTACCTTATGGGCTAGTAGTGTCATAACTAACCTTGTTTCCACTATCTCGGGATTACTATTGTCGCAGATAATTTTAGGAATATAGTAATCTTGACCATACTTATATGCAACAGGCATACCACAATAGTCCGTTCCTCTGTCTTTAGTATCGCAGACGGAAATGATAGCATCGGGTTCGCTATCGGGTAATTCAAAGTATCTTCTTAACTCGCTTGGATGATATAACAAACCTTCTCGTTCGATAGGTTGATTCATATACAAAGCTCTCCACGAAGCATCTTCCATAATGTTGCGCTGCTCGTGATAGAATTTCGTATTGAAACCTACTCCATAAGCATAATCGAAGTTACTTTCATCGTTATCATCAAGAGCAGGGATTACAATAAATTTTGCTCGGTCACTATCACCATAATCGTGTTCAAGTCTACCGATAACATCGTGTACTGACCAACGTGTGGCTATATGTAGCTCTTTACAGTGGTCTCCGATTTTTCTCTGTCTCAAGTCCGTTGTGTATGTTTCCCACAACTTATCGAGTCTTTCCTTACTCAATGCTACCTCGATACCACTTACAAGGTCATCACAGTATAATAATCTTGAAGCACGATAAAGACCCGCGTTTCCTGTACCGATAGAGGTAAATTCCAATGTTTCAAATCTTTTTCTCTTACCGAGGTCAATTCTACAATCCTTTGCGTTAGTGCTACTTACTTGAATTGTAGGGAATACATCGTGCCATAAATACTCACCTTGAGGGTCAAGAATACGCAGACACTCATCATATACACCACGCACAAATGAGTTCGAGTGAGAACCCGTCAACATCGGTTCGTCAGAGTGTTTACCCGCCAACCACGTGAGATAGAATATCGCAAGAGTAGTCTTTCCACTACCGGGGGGAAGGGAAATAGCCAATAGGTCAAGCACATCGTCCTCCAACTCTTGTAAAGCATCTACCACTTGCTTTAAGACTTTCCTACGAGGAGGGTAGAACTTCTTTTTAGGCTCTCGATTGCTTTCTATATATAACAAGAAGCTCTCAAAATGATGTGGTGCCGCGCTCAACCATACTTTTTTATGTAGGGAATATAACTCGACAATATCTTTATCAAATTTCCCACTCGGGATTACCTTATCAAGTTCGTCCGACAACTCTACCAAATACCTCACTGCTAGTGGTATATCTGTTTTCATCACCTCTCGGCAGAAGTCATACATATCTTTATAGACCTGTATTGATGGGTCTTTTTTCATTTTTTCCGAGATTTTACGCAAAACAATCTCCATATTTTACCTCCAAAAATAACAAAAAAAGTGCGGTGACTCATTGAGGATTCTATACCTCTGCGAATCATCGCACCCAAAACTTAAATTTATTTCTTTTTATTCTTTACCATATCTCGCAACGAAGAATATCTAACACTAACTCCTCTCCATTTGAACAGGAGTGATAACCCCACTATTACCATCGTTATGAAAACGAGAAAAGCAACGAGCAATATAATGAACTCCATAGCACACCCCTATT